CTTGGGAACAAAAGTCAGTAACTATTGCTGGTGACACTTCAGGCACTTGGCTGACTACTAACGGCGTTGGAATGTTTTTGTTTTTTAATTTGGGTGCTGGTTCAACAAGGTCTGGGACTGCTGGCGCTTGGGCTGCTGCTGATTATCGTTCAGCCACAGGCGCAGTCAGCGTAGTCGGCACAAACGGAGCAACCTTCTACATCACAGGCGTACAGCTTGAAAAAGGCAGCACAGCCACATCGTTTGACTACCGGCCTTATGGGACTGAGTTGGCACTTTGTCAGCGGTATTATTTTAAAATTCAGGCGACTGGGGATAACTCTATATTTGGTATGGGAATGGGAACAAGCACAACTGTCGCAGATTGTTTGATTAACTTTCCAGTGCCAATGCGAACTGCTCCTTCCGCGCTTGAGCAAAGCGGCACAGCTTCACAATATAGGCTTCGACAAGGTGCTACGGAGATAACTTGCTCTGCTGTACCTTCGTTTGTGTTTACCGCAACGCAAACTACATCAAGCGTTAGAGGGACAGTCGCGTCCGGTTTAACAGCGGCATCAGCAATACCATTAAGATCAACTGGTTCTGACGCATATCTTGCTTGGAGTGCTGAATTATGATTTACAAATATTTAATTGCTTTGGACGGAGAACAGCCAATCCTTGCCCGTATTGACGATGACGGCAAATGTCGCCTGACTTGTACGGAGCAGCATCCAGAGTACTTGAAGTGGCTGGCAGAGGGCAACGTCCCATGGGCTGCTGATGCCTTGATGCCGCAAGAAAACGGCGACACCTTCACTCTCTCGGCCTAACCATGCAAACATTTGAATGGAAGATTTTGCAAACATCCTCCATCGGCGAGGAACTGATTAGCGTTCATTATTTGGTGACAGCTAAAGATGATGTTAACGAAGTGCAAAGCCAAGGTCATGCGGATGTTGCTGGGAAAATCAATGTCTCTTACGCCGAAATCAGAGAGTCAACTATATTTGCTTGCTTAACAGAAATGTATATGCAAGATGACCCAAAATCTCTAAAATCACGATTACAAGAGCAATTGGACTACCTAAAAAACGCCCCAAACACTGATGTTCCTTGGAAAGATCAGATTTTTAGCGTTAAATTTTAAGAAAATGCCATGACTACTCCATACGACATTGTTAGCAGGGCGCTTAAAGACATTGGCGCATTAGAGGCTGGAGAAATCCCATCGTCAGATGCCGCGCAAGATGCGTTTGACATGCTCAATGACATGTGCGCCCAGTGGTCAAACGAAAACATGATGGTTTTTTACAAAACCGAAATCATTTTTGAGACCGTACAAAACACAGTTCAATACACGCTTGGCCCATCTGGTTCGGTTGGTGCATCTTTCACTGGTTCAATTGCAGGCACAACCCTGACCGTTCCTGTTGATGGTGTAATTTCTGGCGCAATCACAATGGGCATGACCATTAGCGGCACGGGCATCACCGCAGGCACAACAATTGTGGGGTTTGGCACGGGCGCTGGCGGCAACGTAAATGAGGGCGGCACATACACAGTTAGCCCATCCCAAACCGCTGCCAGCACAACGATTACAGCTTACTACGAGCGTCCTTTAAGCATTGAATCTGCCTTTGTTCGGGTGGCAACACAGCAAGGCGGCTCAAGCGTGGCTGGCGGCTATCTTGACTACCCAGTGGCAATTTTGAGCCTAGAAGAATACGAATCTTTGGGCATCAAGCAGCTAAACGGCCCGTGGGCGAAAATGGTCTATTACCAGCCTAGCGAGACATTAGGAACGCTGTATGTGTTTCCCAACCCGTCATCTGGTGAACTGCACTTGTTTGCAAACACCATGTTCCGCACGTTCAATACGCTGTACGACACAATCACGCTGCCGCAAGGCTACAACATGGCGCTGCGGTGGTGCTTGGCAGAACGCATGATGCCAATGTATGGCAAGGCTTCAGCGACTCAAATCCAGATGATCAATTCATTTGCGGGAAACGCAAAAGCGATCATCAAGCGAACCAACATGAAGCCTGCACAAGTGTCGCGGTATCCTGATGCGTTGATGGTTGGTCGAGCAAAAGATGCTGGCTTCATCATGGATGGGGGCTTCAGATAATGGCAGACTTTGGCTTTGTCGGCCCATCCTACGAAGCGCCAAGCATCTACCAAGATGCCCAAGAGTGCATCAATTGGTTTCCTGAAATTGACCCGTTGAAGCAACCCGGTGACCGGGGGGTGGTGGCGCTGTACCCAACGCCGGGGCTGTCCTCTTTGGTGCTGTTCCAAAACCAACAGGAAGTGCGCGGCATGGTCACCTTGTCGGGTGGCAGCATTATGGTTGCGGTTTGCGGCCCTTACGTTTACGCACTGACAAGCAATTTTGTCTCAACATTGGTTGGACAGCTAAACTCTAGCACTGGTCGCGTAGGCATAACCGACAACGGCGTGAATGTCTATATTGTTGACGGGATTTACCGTTACACATGGCGCATTTCAACGCCATCTAGCGCGGTTTTTACGGGGTCAACCAGCGGTACAACCCTTACGGTATCAGCCATAACAAACGGCGCTTTGGCGGTGGGTCAGGTGCTGTTTGGCGTGGGGGTTACTCAAGAAACCGTGATCACGGCTTTGGGTACGGGAACAGGCGGGATTGGCACTTACACCATCAATCTTTCCCAAACCAATGCTAGTCAGCAAATGAATTCAGCTACGGCTGGCGCAATAATCACGGGTGCAATTTCAGGCACAACTTTGACGGTTTCAGCAGTCAGCAGCGGCACTTTGGCGGCTGGCATGACCATTCAAGGCGCTGGCATTACGGCAAACACCATCATTACAGCCCTTGGAACTGGCACTGGTGGAGTGGGAACTTACACGGTTAACTTTTCCCAAACGATTAGTTCAATCACCATGTATGGCTTGAACTGGTCTGTTCTGCCTAGCACTGATGGGGCATTCACTGGCGGCACGAATGTGGACATTGTGGACAACTACTTTGTCTACAACCGCCCCGACACTCAGCAATTCGGCGCTTCTGCGGTTTTGTCGCCTATTTCAGCAGCGTTAAGTTTTTCAAGCAAAGATGGCGCACCCGATGATCTGGTGACTTTGATTGTTGATCACCGTGAAATTTATTTGCTGGGAGAGACTTCTAGCGAAGTGTGGGTCGATCAGGGAACAAGCCCATTTCCATTCCAGCGCATCCCCGGCACTTCTACCCAGCACGGCATCGTCAGCGCATTTAGCGTGGCTAGGCTTGGCAATTCATTTGCGTATTTGTCAAAAAACAATCGTGGAACAGCGCAGATTGTTCAAATGAATGGCTATGTCCCGGAAAGAATTTCAACCCATGCGGTGGAAAATAGCTTATCTGGTAAAACGATTACTGATGCAGTGGCTTGGACGTATCAGATAGAGGGACACGAAGTTTATGTCATCAGCTTTCCCTCGATCCAACTGACTTGGTGCTATGACATTGCTTCAAAAATGTGGCACAAGTGGTTGTATACAAACAATTTAGGTCAATACGAAAGATGCCGGGGCAATTGCGCGGCGGTCTTTCAGGGATATGTTTTGGTTGGCGACTACTCCAACGGCAAAATTTATCACTTGGACAAAAACATTTACACAGATGACGGGCAAAATGTCAGGCGATTACGCCGCGCCCCTCACTTGGTTGCGGATTTCCAGCGTGAATATTTTGATGAATTGCAGATACAGTTTCAGCCCGGCGTAGGCTTGTCAACAGGCATAGGGGAAGACCCGCAAGCCATGTTGCGGTGGTCAAATGATGGCGGCTCTACTTGGTCGAATGAGCACTGGACTTCTATCGGGCGCATGGGAAAATACACAAACCGTGCAATTTGGCGGCGGCTTGGCACGGCAAGGGATCGGATTTTTGAAGTATCTGTTTCTGATCCGGTCAAGTGCGTGATAGTGTCTGCCAACCTCAAAGCAACCCAAGGGGAAAATTGATGGCATTGCTACCCAACCCACAATCACAGCCATATCCACAGTCTGAATTTTTGGATGGCAGTACAAAGCGCCCAACAAGGGCTTGGCAACAGTTTTTCATTAACTTGCTGAACTTCAGCAGCGCAACAACTGCAACAGCTGGATCGGCAACTTTGCCAGCAAACCCTGTTGGGTTCATCAATGTCACAGTGAATGGGGTGGCTTTCAAAGTTCCCTATTACAACCAATGAACAATGTAATCCCAACAAGTGTGCCGACCCGTGAGCAGATCGAAAAGCTGCAAGCGGAAATGTCTGCAATGCCTCAGTCTGAATTGCAGCTGGCGGCTGATGCCATGCAAACAGAGCATTATTTCCATGCCGGGATGTATGCCAGAAAGTTAAGCAGGCCAGCAGGCTGTTTGATTGTGGGCAAGGTTCACAAGCAAGACCACTATTTTTTATGCGCCAAAGGTGAAATAATCTCTTGGTCAGAAAAAGGAATGGTGCATCTTTATGCGGGTGACATCATTGAGAGCAGACCCGGCACGAAGCGGGTCACATTGGCGGTGACTGATGCAATTGGCATCACATTTCACAAGACCGATAAAACCGACTTGGATGAAATAGAAAAAGATTTGATTGAGCCTGATGAACTTTCATTGTTTGATTCAAGCAATAAATTGAAAGTTTTGGAAATTAAAGGGGAATGACATGAGTTTTGTAGCAGCAGCGTTAATTGGTGGGGGCGCTTCAATAATTGGCGGCTACATGGCTGGTCAAGGCGCTAAAGCAGGCGCACAAACACAAGCAGATGCAATGCGGGAATCGGCTCGATTGCAGAAAGAAATGTTTGATGTTCAGAACGAACAACAAAAGCCATATCGTGAAGCTGGATATAGCGCATTAGGCGATATTTCCGGGATGAAACCGTATCTGACCAAGCAATTTGGGCCAGAGGATTTTCAGGCGGGAATTGATCCAAGCTATAACTTCAGACTTCAACAAGGCAATTTGGCAGCGACCAATTTGGCTAATCGGGCTGGTGGCGCAATAGGGGGCAATACCTTGCAGGGGTTGATTGATTATGGTCAAGGCGCAGCAAGCCAAGAATATGGAAATGTGTTTAATCGTTTTCAAACACAAAGAAGCAACATTTACAACAACTTAGCATCTATTGCGGGTCTAGGCCAAACTTCACTTGGTCAAACAGGACAGCTTTCAGGCACAACAGCAGCAAATGTTGGAAGCGCTATTTCTGGTGCTGGTTCTGCAATTGGTGGGGGTCAGATTGCCGCAAGCAATGCTTACGGTGGCGGCTTGCAAGGCGCTGGTAACGCATACATGTTGTCTCAAATGTTGAACCAAAGAAATCCTGTAACCCCTACAGGCGGCTCTATGCCAACTTCAATGCAAGCCCCCTCAAGTTTTGACCCGTATCAAGGTTTTAGAACCGGTAACACAGCGTAAGGAAAAAAAATGGCAACCTATGCACCAGTAGCGGCGCTATCAAAACCACCAACGCCAATGTCTTTAACTGAAATGGTTAACCTTGCAGGCGGCGTACAAGCGTACCAGCAAGCGCAACAATTGAATCCTTTGGCTGTTCAAAAAAATACCGCTGAATTGCAAAGGCTGCAACAGTTGATGCCGGAAGAATACCGCAGAGCAGTTGCGGAAGCTACCCGCGCCGAAACTGAATCTGATGTTTCATCACAAACAGCCAAGCCAAGAATTACACAAGCAGAAGCAGTTTCATCATCTGCGGGATCAACTGCCGAAGCAAACCGACTTGATTTGCTAAACAAAAAATTGAAAAACATTTCAAGTAGCCAAATTTCAATGATCAACAATCCGTTGATTCTTCAGGCTGAAAAAAATCCTGATGCTGTTGACAAAAACCAGTTGATAAATTTGGTCACGCGAAACGGCATGACCATAGCAAGAGATTTGGGCATTAAGCCAGATGAGGCTATGGGATTGCTGCAACCTTACATAGACATTGCTACAAATAGCCCCGGACAATTGCGCCAGTACTTCAAAGAAAGACACCTTGCGGGGCTTGATGAGGCAAGCCGTACATCAGCCTTGTCGCCAAGCGGTATTGCTATAACTAGCGGAACAGAAAGCCAAACCACTTCAACAAATCCGTTTTCTGAAACACCAGTTGGACAACCTGTTCCGGGCACATACCGTAAATTGGAACTTATGCCCAATGAGACACTTGTTAAAGATACCCAAGGAAACGAATACATTATCAGCAAAGACAAAAACGGCAGAATTACTGGTTCAAGATCAATTCCCGTTGCTGGAGGTGCGCCAGCCGCGCCTGCGCCTGCTGCGCCTGTTGCTGCGCCAAATGTTAGAAATTTACCTCCAGCGGCGGCTGCACCAAGACCAAGTGCAGCGGGTCAAAACGCACCCGCAGAAGCGCCAGCAAATGTGCCTGATTTTAGCCAACCTGTACAGCCAAGATTTCCAGTGCGTCAACCCGGTCAGCCTGTATTCAACTTACTTCAAGGCGAAAAAGATGCCCAAGCCAGTGGCGGTGAATTTTTGCGGAATGTGGTTGCACAGCGTGGGAATGTTGCGCCTGTTCGCAACAACCTTGAAAAGATCATGTCTAAGACTGATCAATTGTTGGCTAAAGCAGGATTCGAAGCTGGTAAGGGATTGCAAGTTGAGCAATATTTGACCAAGTTGGTTGATGACAGCGAATACAAAGAGTTGAGCAAACAATTTGCCAACTTGCAAGCAACTTTAATTGGAAATAATCCTCAAGCCATGTCAACAGATGCTGGTAAACAAATGGCTGCCGCACAAACAGGTTCAGAGATTTACCCTCCCAAAGTTTTGCAAAAGATTATTGTTCAATTGCATGGCGAAATGGAAAACCGCGACAGGCAAGGCGTTGCGGCTGACAAGTACGCCCGTAAATTTGGTGAAAGCAACATGGCAAGTTTCACGCAGATGTGGAGCAACAACGCTGATAATAAAGTGTTTGAACTTATGTCATTGCCTAGGTTGGTCAAAGACCCACAAATGCGAGCAAAGATGGCTGATGAAATAATTGGCTATCCAAAAGGTTCAGAGCAAAGAAAAATAATTGAGCAAAAATACTTGAACGTTCAAAAACTCATTAAAGATGGGACTTTGTAATGGCTGATGAAGTTCTAGATTTAATTCGCGGCGGTGCAGAGCCGCCAACGACTGCTGGGCGCACAAAAAAGGTTGTAGAAGAAGACGAAGTTTTAAATCTTATCCAAGGTAACGCGCCAGCTGCGCCTGCTGTCCAAGATGCACAAAAACCCCCGTCTAAGGTTCGTTCAATCATTGGCAAAGTGATTAAAAAAGGATTTGAATTAAGGGCAGAAGCCCCTGCATTTACAGCAGCGGTTGTGGACATTCCTCTTTCATTGCCTCAATTTATTGCCAACACTGCGGCATATCCATTAGCCAGAATAAGGGGTGGAACGCCTGAGCAATCGAAAGAAATTTCAACAGAAATTGCTTCCCCTTTGGAATATTTAAAGCCGGGCAAATTAACTGGCTTGGAAAAAACTACCGCATATCAACAATCATTGCCCACAAAGACAATGGAGTTTATCAGCGAAAATATTAGCAAAGGCGTTAACTGGATTGCTGAAAAAACTGGTTTGAACCCACTTGATGTTCAGGCAGCGGTTGACATAGGTATGTTGACTGCACCCAAGACCGTCCCTAAAGTGGCTGAAGCGGTTAGCCAAACAGCGCAAACCATAAAGTCTAAACTTCCCACTGTAACCTATGAAAGACAGCCCCCTGTAGGCGCAAAACCCCCTAGCAACATGCAAAGCGTTGGCGCAGCTGCTGTACCAACTGCAACAATGGTGCAGCAGGCTTTGACTGTGGCTACACCTGAACTTCAGCAAGCGTTAAAAAATATTTCACCTGATCAAATTAATGTGCCAACATTTCAGCGACACATTGAAGCTGACACATTGCCAATTCCAGTGCGATTGACTGAAGGTCAAGCAACTGGTGATCTTTTAAAACTTTCACAAGAACAAAACAGGCGCGGGAAAGACCCGCAGCTTGCTGAACGTTTTAATCAACAAAACAAAGACTTGATTGACAATGTTCAGGAAATACGCAACCAAGCTGCACCGGATGTTTTTGGTACAAAGACTATAGAAAACAGCCAAGGAATTATTGATGCGTATAAGGAAATGGATGGTGTTAGAAGCACATCAATCAGCGAAGCATATAAAAAATTAGAAGATGCAAACGGCGGTCAATTCCCCGTTGATGGCGTAGCGTTGGCAAAAAATGCTGAAGCAAAGTTGAGCAAAAAATTAAAGACTGGTTTTTTGTCGCCCACTATCAAATCACAATTGGACAGCTTTAAAGATGGTCTGCCAATGTCGTTTGAGCAATTTGAAGCCATGCGTACAAACTTGGCAACAGAAATACGCAGGGCAGAAAAAGCTGGTGATGGTAATGCTGCAAAGGCGGCAAGCATTGTTCGCCAAGAATTGGAAAATTTACCCATGCAAGGAACATCAGCGGCTAATTTAAAGCCATTGGCTGATGAAGCAAGATCACTTGCCAAAGCTAGATTTGATATGTTGAAAAAAGACCCCGCATATCGGGCTGCGGTTGATGATAGCGTTCCTGCGGATAAATTTATCGACAAGTTTGTGATCAATGGCGTAAACAAAAACGTTAAAACAATGGTTGAGCATTTGGGCAGAGATTCTCCAGCCCGACAGCATATGGCTGCTGGAACAATTAACTGGTTATCAGACAAAGCTGGCATCTATGGTGAGCAAGCAAACTTTTCTCAAGCTGGCTTTAACAAAGGGCTAAAGCAACTAGATGCTGTAAAAAATACGCAAGAAATTTTTGATCCTGCTTCTGCAACACAGTTGCGAACATTGGGTAATGTGGCTGGCTATACACAATTCCAGCCTCGCGGCAGTTTTGTAAACAACAGCAACACGCTGGTCGGTAGTTTGGCTGAAAAAGGAAAACAAGCTATTGGGGTTGGTGTTGAAAAGGGAGGAAATCTTTTAGTGCCGGGTCTACAACTAGGCACAACCGTAATGGAAATGCGAGCAAGACGGGCGGCAGAAGCAGAAACCAAAAAAGCCTTAGAGCTTGGCGCAGGCACAAGACAATCTGGCAAAAATCAAATTAACGATTTGAACAAATAAGGACACATCATGGCAGTAAATCTTTCGCCGATTGGCAACGCCCAGCAATTCTTTGACAACACTGGTGTTCCTTTGAATGGTGGGTTGTTGTACACCTACCAAGCAGGATCAACCACCCCGCTGGCAACTTACACAGACATCAACGGCACTGTTGCCAATGCCAATCCAATTGTGCTGGACGCAGCTGGGCGTTTGGCTAGTGAAGTTTGGCTAACTTATGGCGTGAACTATAAGTTTGTGTTGAAAAATGCCGCAGGCAGCACCATTGGCACTTACGACAATATTTACGGCATTGTGGGCGTTCAAACTGCGGTTGGCACTACCATCCCACTAGGGGTTATTACGCTTTGGTACGGGTCGATTGGCAGCGTTCCAACAGGCTGGTACTTGTGCGATGGCGCTAATGGCACGCCGGATTTGCGCGATAAATTTGTGGTTGCGGCTGGTTCAACTTATGCGGTTGGTGCAAGTGGCGGCACTGCTAATTCAATCGTTGTTTCCCACGATCACACTTACAGTTCAACAACCGGATCGGGTGGATCGGCAACGGGTTCTATTCTTGCTCGCGTTGGTAGCGATTTTGGCGCGTTCCAAAGTGACAGCGGCACTGGCGTTTTTGCTGCATCGGGAAGCAGTTTGCCAAACCGGATGCAAGGGGCTGCCGGTACTGGTTCAAATTCATCTGTAACCATGACCATTCCAACCCATACCCACACCGTAAGCGGCACAACAGCTTCAGCAGGCGTGTCTGGCACAAACGCAAACTTGCCACCTTATTACGCGCTGGCGTACATCATGAAAAGCTAATCATGGAAGTTGATCTAGTCAAATACGGTGTGCTTTGGCAAAAAGTTCAAGACATGGACAAAAAAATGGACAAGGTAGAACGCCAACTTGAAGAACTGGTTGCCTTGGCAAACAAGGGTCGTGGTGGCTTTTGGTTTGGCATGACGTTTGTTTCAGCCATGTCTGCTGTGGTTGGTTATTTTCTGAACAATTGGAAGTCTTGATGTGGAAGCGCTGCCGCCGCCACCGCCAGCAGCCAAGTCGCCCATCTTTGAGTGCATCAAGTGGACATGGACACCTGACCGATTGCTGGTTTGGTGTTTGAAGTGGCGGGAGCGTAAAAAATGATTGATCCGCTAACGGCTCTTGCCGGTATCCAAGCTGCTGTGGCCTTGGTGAAAAAGGTCAGCAAAACAGTGGATGACGTATCCTCCCTTGGGCCTGTACTGGGCAAGTACTTTGACGCAAAATCCACGGCAACCAAAGCTGTAGTTCAGGCTAAAAAGTCTAAGTCCTCAATGGGTACGGCAATTCAGATTGAGATGGCGCTTGACCAAGCCAAACGGTTTGAAGATGAGTTGCAACTGCTGTTTATGCAGGCAGGAAAAATAGACGTCTGGAATAAAATCAAGTCTAGGGCGGCGGCAATGGATGTAGAGTCTGCCCATGATGCACGGCGTGTGCGAGAAGCAGCGACAAAGCGCAAACAAGAGATGGACGAAGTTTTTGAGTTGGCCTTGCTGGCGGTTATCTTCTTCAGCTTGGTCGGGGTGATCTTGTATTTCACCATTGGCATCCTTGAGCAGCAAAGATGAGCGCTGAACATTTAAGCATGGTTGACAAGGTGTTGGCCTATGTGTCCAGCCCGTTCCGTCTGTTTGCAATGGTGTTAATGGCGGTCTTAACATTTGCAGGCTATTTTGTTTACGCAAACCAAGAGTTGTTGATCGGCGCTTACAAAGAATCTAAAAAGATTCCGTCCATTGCAGAGGATCGGGTTGAGGACGCAGCGGCTCATTTGTTCAAGCAGTCTGGTGCTATTGTGGTGGCAGTGTTTAAAGTCAACCCAATGTTTGGCACTCGCATTGTTTACAGGGCGTACACACGGGAGGGTCGGGAAAAGGCAATGGATGGTCTAGATGTGGGTTTGTTCAGCGCTAACCAAAGCAACAACCTAGACATAACTAAGCTGTTGGTTAATGAGATTCCATGCGGAGAATACACCAGCGCACAGAGCGAGATGGGCATCTGGTACATTGAAAAAGGTGTGGGCTACACATGCCGCATTTCAGTGCAGCCAGAAGCGGGTCGCTTTGTCGGACAGATCACAGTCGGGTGGGCATCACCACCAGATAATTTAGAAAAGACTCATGCAATGTTGCAGATCGCTGCCTCAATGCTAAGTAAAAAAAGGAGTTAATATGGATTGGCTAAAACAAATTGCACCAACAATTGCAACGGCTATGGGTGGCCCACTGGCTGGCATGGCAGTGTCTGCCATCAGCAAAGCAATTGGCGTTGACCCCGACAAGGTGGGTGACCTGATTTCCAACAACAAGCTAACAGCAGAGCAAATTGCTCAAGTCAAGATTGCCGAAATTGAGTTGCAAAAGCAGGCGCAGGAACTTGGTCTCAACTTTGAAAAGCTATCTGTTGAAGACCGGAAGTCTGCGCGTGACATGCAAGCTGCAACAAGATCAATCGTGCCGCCTGCGCTGGCTGCAATCATCACTGTTGGTTTTTTTGGCATTTTAGGCATGATGTTGTTTGGCAAAGTTGACGGTAGCAACCCAACAATTTTGATGATGCTGGGCAGCCTGTCCACTGCTTGGACAGGAATCATTG